TTTTATTTATTTTCGTAACTTATTGTGTTTCAGAGAGAAAGGCTATAAAAATAAATAATAAATCTTTTTCTATATAAAATATATATAGAGATATATAAAGGGTGAAATTGCAAAATTTATATAGATAAAAAAGAGGGCAAGAGTATATATATATTTTTTGTGAAAACCATTTATTTATTTATTTTTGCTGAAACGTAGTCCAGCAAACGGTTTGAGTGGTGTTTGTTAAATGTATTTAATTTATTTTTTGTGGTTTTGGTGATTTTTTGGTGGATTTTTGGTTGTTATGTAAATGGTTATGTATTGAACAAGTTATTCATTTACTCGTGAAACCATCATAGTGGCGATTTTAAAGGCAACGTAAGCGATTATCTTTGTTTGGATGTATATTTAATCGACTTTGAAGCGAAAGTCGCTTAAAACGGCAGAGAATAGCTTTTGTGAGGTTGAAACAGTAGGACTAAAACTATCGTATTGCCTATTTTAATGGCTCTGGTTGAATTTTAAATATCAAATAGTATCCGATATTAACTTCAAAGAGAAAGTCGCTTAAAACGGTTTAAAATAGCTTTTAAGCCGAAAGAGATAAAATTACGCTTTACGGGAGAAAGTAACTTTTTTAGCAATCTGATTTTTAGCTTGGAATATTTGTTTTTATTTAAGAAATATTTAAAAAGACTTTTATAAAATATATATAATGTTTTAGTTGTTTTCGGCGGTATTTTTGGTAATTTTTTTATGATTTTTATTTTTAGGAAGTTGCCTAAAATAGCAAACCTTATATTTATTATGCGGTAAAGAATATAAATTTTTTTTTTTAAAAGATTGTTTTGTATGAAAATAATACATATATTTGTGTCGTTGAGGTTAATAGAAAAAAAAGGAAATGAAAATAACAGAATTAAAGCCGCTTGAAAAAAATCCATTTAAATCCTCTGGTGATGAGCAGATAAAACGTATTGCGAAGTCAATACAGGAGTTTGAGCGGATGATGGAGATTCGTCGGATTGTTATCGATGAAGATAATAACATTCTCGGAGGCAATAAGCGGTACTTTGCGCTTAAAAAACTAGGATACAAAGAAATCCCCGATGCGTGGATCGAAAAAGTTGAAGGATTGTCAGAAGATCAAAAGAAAGAATTTATTGTCAAAGATAATGCACATTGGGGTAGCGAATGGGATTACGAGCTACTTGAAGAATGGGAGGTTGATTTAAAGGCATGGGGTGTCCCGATTGAAACGAAGTCGGAGACAGAAAAACTTAGCGAATTGAAATTTGAGAGTATTTATTATGAACCTGAAAAGATACCTAATATAACGTTATCGGATTGTATTGATACTGAAAAATTTGATGTAAAGATTAAGGTTATCGAAGATTCGCAGCTGACGGAAGAACAGAAAGAAGTAATGAAAATGTTTGCATACCGTTTCTTGAAAATAGATTTTGAGAGTGTGGCAAATTATTATTATTTTAATGCAACGGAAGAAGAAAGGAAAGTAATGGAAAGATTACGGCTTGTTTTATGTGATTCTGGGTTATATGGATTTATAGAAGACGATATTTTAAGAGCACATAATGAAATAGATGGCTGGAAAATATATAACGATGAAAACGAAGATGATTGATATATTCATACCGTCGTATCATAGACCTTATAATTTGAAAACGGTAAAGTATTTTCATAAAATCGGTTGGGATATTAATAAGATACATGTTTTTATTGATGATGAAACTGACGATATAAAGGATTATGAGAAGGTTGCGAATAAAATAGGTTTTAATCTTTATGTTTTTGATATGAAAGAAGCGAGGAGGCGTTATGATTATGTTCATAGAGCAAGTATATCGAGGCGTTCTGCTGGACAAGCAAGAAACATGTTTTATGATTATGCAAAAAAAATGGGAATAGAGTTTTATTTAGTGCAAGATGATGATACGATATCGTATCAGATAAAACGATTTGGGCGATATGTTCGGTTAGCTACTCTTGATGATATTTTGGTTACATTTAATAATGTGAAGGAATTGATGTATAAAAGACATATTGGTTGTTTCGGAATAAGTCAGACTGGGGATTTTATTGGAGGTAAAAATAAAAAAATGATTCGTAATAAGGTTATGAATACGACGTTCATATTAACTAAATATATTTATAGAGGTGAACGTGGAGTACAAGATGATGATACGAGTCAGTTTGTATGTATAATGAATGAAGGATTATTTACAGGTAGTTATGGAGATGGATTAGTTTTAAATCAAACTGTTTCTGCTGTATCGAAAGGAGGGTTAACTGATTTATATCATGAGTGCAAATTATTGAATAAGGCACTTGTTACACCGATACAGTTTCCGAGTGCTATTTATGCAGAACGACAAAAGATGAATGGTGGAAGGTTACATCATCATATTGTATCAAAATATTTATATCCAAGAATTTTAAAAGGAACGGAGCGAGATAATATAGCATGGGATACATACCCTGAGGATTATCCATTTACAAATGAACCTAAACGTAATAATTATGGCATTATATGATAAAGAGGAAATAAAGAAAACAGCGATAGAAGCAATAAAGAAACACAACTTGTTTTTTATCTCTGATATTGTTGCATATGTGCCATGCAGCACCTCAACATTTTATTTATATTTTCCCGAAGGCTCGGAAGAATCGGAAATGTTTAAGGAGCTTTTGGAGCAAAACAGAATAAGGACGAAATCCGCTATCCGAGCTAAGTTGTTTCAATCGAACAAAGCTGGCGAGCTGCTGGCATTATATAGACTGGTTTGCACACCCGATGAACGGAGGGTGCTTAATCAGCAGTATATCGAAATGAATGCGAAAGACGACAGTATTACGATTAATTTCGTAAACAGGAGTATTAGGAAAGATAAGAAGGATAAAGAAGAAAAAAATGAAGAAAATAGCGAAGAAAACAATAAAATAGATGAGTAAAACAGTCGATATAGAGACAGGTACAATATTCGATAAGACGCAAAAGGCTTTTTTTTACGATGGTAAAAAGGTTGTTATTCATCGGGGCGGGACCGGGTCAGGAAAGACGTACGATATCATGTTGTTTCTGTTATCAGTTGCATTATCGAACGATGATGAAATTATAACTGTCGTTTCAGAGTCGAGACCTCATCTCGACATCGGGACGATACGGATATTGGAGACTGTTTGCAAAAAGATAGGTCTTTGGAAAAAGTGTAATTGGAATATTACATCGGCTCGTTGGACTGCCCCGACAGGTAGTATCATTGAATTTTTTTCGGCAGATAGAATCGACAAAGCATTAGGAGCGAGGCGTGATTGGCTGTTTGGGAATGAAATAAATTCATTGAAGCGTGATGTTTGGGATGAGTTGGCAAGGCGGTCCGAGAATGTTATTGCGGATTTCAACCCGACGTCGCAGTTTTGGCTCGAGGATTGGTTGATGAATTACAACGACACTGTGGTTATAAAGTCTAATTACCTTGATAATCCTTTTTTACCTGAAACGGAAAGAAGTCGTATTGAGACACGCATGAAAAGGGATAAAAATTTTAAGCGTGTGCATTTCGATTGCGAGTATGGTGTAAGTGAAGGGATTATTTTTAATAACTGGCAACAGGTGGATAAGATGCCTGACGGTGATTATACATACGGATTGGATTTTGGTTTTTCAAACGACCCCACAGCGTTGGTTAAGGTTATTGAAACCGAAGATGCGTTTTTCGTTGACGAATTGATTTACAGGACTGGGCTATTAAATAAAGATATAATTAAGATGATGGAGCAGCTCGGTATTCGTAAGGATTATGATGAGATTATCGCTGATAGCGCAGAGCCGAAGAGTATTCAAGAAATTCATGATGCCGGGTTTAATATTAAGCCAGCGAAGAAAGGTGCTGATAGTGTCAGAGTTGGGATTGACAAGCTTCAGAGTAAGAATATTTTTGTAACGAAGCGGAGCGTGAATCTTATTAAAGAGCTTCGTAATTATCGATGGCTTGAAGATAAAGATGGCAAGCCAACTAACAGACCCATAGACGCTTATAATCATTGCTGTGATGCTATGCGCTATGCCATCTCACCAAAATACAACTTTAAATTTGCCGTGAAATAATTAAGAATAAAATATTTTTCCGAAAAAAAACTCATATATCAAAAAATAATACTTAATATTGCGTCGATAATTGACGATAAAAAAATAAAAATAAATGTCGTTATTCAGAAAAAAAATAAAGAAAAATAACGAAGTGCGAAAACAGGAGATATTAAAAGCGCTTCAAAGTTACCTTATCGGGGGTGGTAGTGTTCTTTGGTATAGTTTTAATGCAGAAGATTTTATTAAAAATGGATATACGTCTAATGCCGATATTTATAGTATTATAAAAAAGATTGTTGATAAAGCTAATGTGGCAACACCATATGTTTACGTTGATAGAGAAGGTATTAAGTCAAGAAAATATTTGACGACAAAATGTTTCAGAGATACACCTGTCGGAGCTGCTAAACATAGATTAGAGGTTAGGAAAGCGTTAGATTTTGCTGATGAAAATCTTGACCTTGTTAAGTTGCTTAAAAATCCGAATGAGCAGCAAACATGGCGAGACTTTATCACATTAGTTAGAGTATTCTATTTTGTTCAAGGCGAGGCATTTATTTATCGTGAAGCAGGAGACGATGATTGTGCATTATCATTGCAGGTTATTCCAGCGCAATTAATGACGCCATTCATT